GTTCAGGTTGGGGTCGAGGTCGAGGTCGAAGAGATCTGTTTCCATATATGCTAGTGGGAAATATAGTTTTCCGGGGTTGATTGTTTCTTCTTAAAAAACTTGGTTGGGACATTTTTATACTTTTTGGAAAATTGGGTTTTCTTATATTTCTGGAGTTGGTGTTATTTGTTTTTCTCATCGCCGAATTGATATTATTTGTCTTTTTCATCGCCGAATTGATGTTATTTGTCTTTTTCATCGCCGAATTGATGTTATTTGTTTTGTTCATCGTTGAATTGTTGTTCACTGCTGCGTTGTTCACTGCTGCGTTGTTCACTGCTGCGTTGTTTACTGCTGCGTTGTTCACTGCTGTGTTGTTTACTGCTGCGTTGTTCACTGCTGTGTTGTTCACTACTGTGTTGTTCACTGCTGCGTTGTTCACTGCTGTGTTGCTGAAACCCTTTTCCACTTTTTGTTTCCTACCAATCTTCACGGGTTCATGAATTTTCATATACCTTAAACGTTTTCCAATTGCGTCAATAACCTGTATTTTGGTCATTTGATCCAAACGCTTGAGACCAACTTTATACGCAATCCTTCTAAGATCTTTACGTTTACTCGTTGAACTGAAGAGTATATCATAGTCTTGAACTTTGAGAGGTGACTTCTTGTCAACCAAATATGTTCTGTTAGAACTCATAATCATTGGTGGTAGTGGTAACTTCCCATCCTGAATATCGTCATATGCTTGACAAATCTGTTCTCTTGTTAGTGTAAGGTTTTCTCCTGTATTAAGCTTTACTAGCTTTTTCAGTAGCTGTATATCCGCGTCGGGATCACATGCATCTATCATATATCTTAAACTAACAAAAAAAAGAATTAATTCAAATATCCCATGTTAAATAATCTTATTTTTTCCTCGTACGTCATATTGAAATCAAATACGTTTGTGTTTTTTACATTTATTTCTATAATGTTTATAGGTTTATCATAACTAGATCTAAGACATAGTGTTGACAACACCAGCGTTTCTATAAAATCTTTTGGGTTGTTTATATTTTCTTTAAAAATTACATCTGATTTTATTTTCAAACATGTAATTTCATGTGCCTTTTTATCTAAGAATGGACTCAATGGATATTGTTCAATCGTTCCCCCATCGACATATGTATTTCCGTTATACTTTCCACATGAAAATATAACAGGTACAGCCATGCTCATACATACAGCATCTATGACTTTCATATCTGGGTGTGTATCTTTAGAAAAGTATACTGTTTCAGATGTATTCAAGCAAAAGGCTGATATATAGATTTTCATATCAATATCTTTAAATGTTGGGTCACATTTACACATCTCGACTAGTTTTTTTCGGATTGGTTCCATATCTACAAAACCAAAATTATTATAAAAAGATGTGATTTTTACTTTCATCAATTTGGTAACATCTATAGATAGTGTAAGTTTAAATATTTCGTCTACGGACATACCGAGTGCCATAAATAATGTGATAATCGCACCCGCGGAGGATCCCGAAATTTCTTCAACACCTGTCAATTCACTCTCCATTGTTTTTAGACAACCTATCAACGAGAATATACCCATCGCTGCGGGTCCTATAACCAGATACCTCATTCTCTTATTTAATAGAACTGAGGATATTGACGTCGTAAAATCGCAAAAAGGACCGCAAGAACGATTGAATGCAATACTACTGACAGCATGCTGGTTTGACCTGAACGGAACACACCACCCGACCCAGGTGGGAGGGTTAAGAGCAAGCCGGGGCTGAGAATAACAAACAATGTCGCAGTCACGATCAGATCTGCTTTGGTGAGGACGAGGCCCATCGCCTTGGCGATGAGACTGTAAACTATTAAGAACACGAGAGCGTGTACTAAAACGGACATTTGGTCGGTCTTTCCGTTTTTGTATGATATTTTTGTACCGTCCGTGGTTAGAAGAACACCTGGACTGAGCGCCATAAAAAGCGCCGCTGGGATAAAAACTTTGTTAGCTGTGAGGTCTTTGAGAAACATTTAATATACACTGATACTATTTTTTGCAAAGTCCATGAAATCGTATACATTTGCACCCCTGAACATTTCCTCATAGAGTCCATTTTCCATCACACTTCGTCTGAGGTTCCTCCAAATGTGACTAAGACGTTCTTCAAACCATATGGTCTGTTCCTGGTATTCCCAGGTCACCCGCGTCATAGTACCGTCGTGTTCCGTAAAACAAAATTCTACAAAATCCCAGTAATCCCCTGAGTAGGTGATTCCCGCGTCTTCGAGTAAGGTTCTGGTCATATTCCAGAACATTGTGAGTTCATCTGAGTATTTGACTTCCCAGTCATGCATATTCAGAGGAGTGTCATCATTAATTTCTTCGTCATCACTGGCATAGGTATCTAAGCCAGTGGTTGCTTCGTATACATATTGGCTCCAAACCATTGGTTCTACTTATCTTCTTTTTCGGGCTTTTCCTTTATACCGGTTAATGAAATTGAGGTAGATTCGGTTACTTTAAGTCCATCCTGGATGGCATTTAGGGCTCCTTCGACCTTTGCTTCGTCTCCCGCAAAAAACTTCAAAAGTCCATCCTTGATTGCATCCTTACTCATACCAGATTTTCTGACACTTTTACGTATACTAATCTTGCCTTTTCTGAGGTTAATGGTATCAATACCCTGACCAACCATATGCCTCTTCACAGCTTCTTTGAGGCGCTTCTCTTCCTGGTTTAGAATCTTGATATCAGCTTTTGCTTCTGAAAGTTGTTTTGTAAGGTCGACGAGCTTTGAAACGCTCTCCGAAAGTTCACTAGGGACAGAGGTCATTGTTACATACGTCTACCACCTAATCTTTAAGCGCATAAACCACGCTGCATTGTGTCGGGGACAATTGTAGAGTTGTTCCAAACGAAGGGGTCCTTGGGGTTGGGGGGATCGGCTCGGATCTGTTGGTTGGCGTTGCGGAGGTTGCCACCGATGGTCTCTGGGAAACCAACCTGTTGACGGGGCTCAAGGAAGTTCTGTCCCTTGAGGATGTCCTCTGGGGCAAACTGACCAAAGTCCTCCTCTGTCGCAACTTCGCGGGGGAGGAGAGAGGACGCCAAACCTGTACCCTTGTTCATGCCCGCACACTTTCCGTTGGATGGGGCGACCGCTGGACCTGGAGATGGGGAGGGAGAAAGCGCTGTGTACTCCTTGGTGGTGTAACCAGACTTTTCCATGGACTGGAATAACAGGTACACCACGACCACAGCGGCGACTGCGATTAGGATGGGTTTCATTTTCTTTAAATTGTTGGCCTTAACCATCGTCTTCTTTTATATATCATTAACAATTTTTTTTCTACTGATCTTGGGTATCGACAAATGCATATCCCTCTGGGTATGTATCCATGATCGGGTCATCGTGAACCCTCATCTGAACAACATTCCAAGATGGACCGAAATTTTTCTTGGCGAACCAAAGTCCGGCGAATTCGAGAATGACATCACAGACCTTCCCTGGTTGTACCGATTCGGTGTCGACAACTTCCTGCTTGGAATTATACACCCTGGTCACGTCGAGGAGGTCGCCTGTGATCTCCTGACTAACGTGACTGGATGTGTATGCCGTTGTAATTACGTTCTCTGATAATTTTCGGTTGAACCAGGTCTCACAATTCTCAACAGCTGCTTTGAGATTGCCGGTGTCAATTTCAACCACCTTCTCAACATTATCATTGGAGGAGAGGTCGAAAACAAACTCGCCTGATACATCCACAACCTTAACGCCGTTGACCTGTACGAGGCACTTACGCTTTTCGTCAGTCAACGCCTTGACAAAATAGAGACCATCTTCACCCTTTACTGGGGGATTGTATAACATGTTATACTTGGATTGTGTCTCATTTCTTTAAACCAATGTAAGGTATAGCCGCAGCTTTCTCTAAAACTGACCTGGGAACCCATTTATTTCTACTTGGTTTATATCCGTATAACGTTTTCAATTTGTTGATGTTAGCTGGGAGTTTCTGAGCATTATTTGGTCTGAGTTTATATTCATTCTTCACGTATGAGTTATTTGTATTCGTCTTCCACTTTAGGGTATTTAAATCAAACCGTTTGTTACCACTCGTCGCCGTGTAACCCGGTACATTTGTATTATTTAAGACAGGATTCAAACCATATACAAATTGTTTAGATAGACGATCTACTCGTGGTTTGGTCGTAAATTTAGAATACTTTTGTGGATCTATACGAGAAGCTATGTTCATAGATACATTTCTATACACTTTGCGTGTTGGAGATCGTTTCGTGAGTTTTCCCTGAATATGTTTAAACGCAGCATCTATAGAGGTGTTTAAATTTAGTTTCGTGTCAATCAGTTTTATAAGTTTTAGGAGACGCTGACGATCTTTATCTTTTTTCTCTGGACGGAGATTGAGTTTATGCATGAGGTAGATATCTTCTATCAAAAAGTCTCTACCAGCTATGAATATGTCATTATTCACTATGAGTTTGTTTGTTTCTACATTTCTGTATGTGACACCCTTCCGCTTTGACACGGAAACACTGTATCCAAACTCTTCTGGACGCATAAATGGAATGTCGAGAATTCCACCAACAGTGAAGTCCTCTACGCGACCACTTTTGGGTGAGAATGCACGAATATTCATATCGAGTGCAAACAATTCTACATCTATGAATACATCCCCCTTTTTGGGTTCTTTGTTTTTTCCCACCTTTTTCTTTTTGAATAAGTTGTATCGTCGGGTTACATAGGGCCCGGTTTGTTTGAATCCCAAACCCAGAAATTTGAAAATTTTGGGACTTTTCTTGATCATGGTCAATAACCGACGTTTGATTCGTGTGTTCAGTGATTGTGCAAGCTCACCAAGTTTATCCCACAATACAAGTTTGACTACCTGAAGTTTCCCGTAGTACTCGGAATCCATTTTCATGCGGGGAACAAACTTGGCGTCGATGTCAGTTGTGACTACGCGGTCCTCGTAAGGTACGTACATATTATACGCTTCACCACCACTGATGATCAAATCACCCATAGACTTCATGACATCGTTGACTTTACTGATCGTCTCGAGTATAATGTCGCGAATGGAGTCTGTGACCAGTGCATATATAATTTTATCAAAGTCTTTGGTTGGGTATTTATTGTGAACACGTTCCCTGAATTTTTTTAAATCCCGCTGTTCATTTCTGTCATAGTATTTTTTCAACTTGACATCATCGAATAGTAAATTTGTCTTGATATACTTATCGATGATTGACTTCGAGTAAATCTTCTCGTCCATTATTATAAAGAAACATATTAATTACTCGTGCTGTGAATAGACTTAAAGGTTTCGTCGCTAAGATAAATATAATGTCTCTCGACTCCACCATCCAAACTGAACTTACTGCTATCCGTAACGAAATCAAGACTCTCACTAAGCTTGTTCGTAAGATCAAGAACACCCAAGAAGATCCGGATGGTGAGAAGGCCAAGAAGCGGTCTGAGAACAACGGCTTCAACCGAAAGCAGGAAATTACACCTAAGTTGAGGGAGTTTCTGGCTCTTCCAGAAGGCGAGCTCATCTCTCGTTCTGAGGTGACCAAGTTCATCAACAAGTACATCACAGAGAAGGGTCTTAAGCACCCCGAGAACGGCCGTCAGATTATCCTTGACGATACACTCCGTGCCCTACTCGCACCCCCCGCTGACGTTCAGGTGACCTACCTTAACCTCCAAAAGTTTCTCTCCCCCCACTACGTGAAGAAGGAAAAGGCTTAAAAAAATAACACATCCTTATAGTAAGAATGTTTGTTGAAAAAACTCAAATCGAACAACTTGTTGGTACAAAGATCAAAAACCTTGATTTGTACCAAAAGGCTTTTACCCATAAATCCGCTCTCAAAGAGTATGCACAATTTACAGAGTCCTTCGAGACTTTGGAATTTATTGGTGACTCTGTCCTAGGTTTCGTTATTACCAAGTTTCTTTTCGATCGGTACGAGAGTCGTCAAGAAGGTTTCCTCACGAAGGCTCGTACCAAGCTTGTTCGTGGTGAGACTCTGGCACACATCGCAAATCAACTAGGACTTCAGAACTATATCATCATGGACGAGAAGGGAATGCGTAACGGATGGAACAATAACCCCAAGATTCTCGAAGATGCCTTCGAAGCCCTCATTGGGGCCATCTATATGGACATTGGTTTGATCCACGCGAAGGAGTTTGTATTGAGAATATTCACAGATCCCAATATTGTTGATTTGAATATCATTATGATTGACGATAACTTTAAGGATCACCTGATGAAGTACTGTCAGGTCAATAATATGGAACTTCCAGAGTACCGGGTGGTCGGTCAATACGAGGGTCTCTTCTACATAGACATCTACATTCAGAACGCGTGTATGAGTAGAGGTATTGCGAAGAGTAAAAAACAAGCTGAGCAGAATGCCGCTCGTATGTTTTTTCAGGTAACCCACGAGCTTAAGAAACAAGAGGAACTTAAAAGTAATAGCCCATAGATATTTAATATGCATCCCAATGTTAAAGCTGCTTTAGAACGAGAGTATGCGGCCCAGAAGTCTGAAGAATGGTTGGCTCTCCGCGGTAAGATGTTAACCGCCTCAGATGCCGCCACCGCCATTGGTAAAAATAAATATGAAACTCCCGATGCACTTCTTCTCAAAAAATGTGGTCTCGGTGAGAAGTTCACGGGGAATGCAGCCACCAGGCATGGTGAACTTTACGAAGATGAGGCGAGGATCCTCTATGAAGAGAGGCATGGAGAGGTTGTACACGAACTTGGTCTATGCCCTCACCCAGTTGAAGACTGGTTAGGCGGAAGTCCTGATGGTGTAACTGAATCTGGTAAACTGGTGGAGATTAAGTGTCCACCCCAAAGAAAAATCATCCCTGGGGAGGTCCCCGAGCACTATATGCCCCAGCTTCAGTTGTGTATGGAGATCTTAGACTTGGAATCTGCCGACTTCATTCAATACAAACCAGCAGAGACTAATTGGCCGAGACCAGAGGAATTTGACGTTGTCAATGTTCCCCGTGACCGAGAGTGGTGGAAAACCTACCTCCCAGTGATGAGGGAATTTTGGGACAAAGTCCTGTACTTTAGAGAACACCTAGATGAACTTCCACAACCTAACTTGAAGAAGACCCGGAAGAAAAAGGAACCTGAACCTCCACCTCCCTGTGAGATTGAACCACTTACAGATGAAGATGTTTATATCGAAGATTAAAGAGTAGCTAACTTCGTTAACATTGTTTCGAAACTGGGTATGCGATCATGATTAACACTCTTACATATTCTACCATATTTAACAAATTTTGATTCTTT